GTTTCTAATATGCGTAGCATATTTAACTCATCTGGTTAAAAAGGTTAATTTTTACAAATAAGGTTAAAAATGTATATTACTAAAAGTGAACTTGCAAGAATATATAAAGTATCTCCTGCATACATATCAAAATTAGTTAAAAAAGGAATATTTGACCATTGCATGGATGGTAAAAAATTAAAAAGAGATTGTGCAATTCAATCATACTTAGAAAATAAAGATCCAACAAGAGAGTCACAAAGACAAGCTAATAATAGAAATAAAGATGTAATTGATATAGAAGAAAATATTGACGAAAGTATTAAAAATTCAAGTCTATATAATGAAGACAATCTTAGTGAATTAAAAATTATACTTCAAGGAGTAAAAACGCCATATCAAAGAGTTCAAGTAATGGCATCTTTTTGGAATGCAAAGCTTACAGAACACAAGTATGAAGTGGAAAAAGGAAAATACTATGCAAAAGAAGAGATTGATAAAAAAGCAGAGTATGTAATTGTATCAGCTAAAAACAAGTTTCTTGGTATGCCATCAAAAGTTGCACCTTTGCTTGTTGGAATTAAGAATATAGAAGAAGCTGAGCTTATAGTAAGCGAAGCAATATATGAAATATTGAAGGAATTATCAAATGTCACAGAATTGGTTTAATAATTTTACACCACCTAAAAGATTAACAGTTAGTGAGTGGGCTGATTCTTGTAGAATGCTATCAAGTGAAGCAAGTGCAGAGAGTGGAAGATGGAAAACTAGCAGAGCAGAGTATCAGCGTGGCATTATGGACGCACTAAGTGATAAATCTATAAATACTGTTGTGTGGATGAGTTCAGCACAAGTAGGAAAAACAGAGGCGCTTTTAAATATTATTGGATATTTTATAGATCAGGACCCATCTCCTATACTTTTGTTGCAACCTACTTTAGAAATGGCCCAAACATTCTCAAAAGATAGACTAACTCCAATGGCTCGTGACACATCAAAAATAACTGATAAATTATCAGATGCAAAAACTCGCTCAAGTGGAAATACAATTTTACACAAAGTATTTAATGGAGGCCATATAACTATGGCAGGAGCGAACAGTCCTGCATCACTAGCATCAAGACCGGTAAGAGTTGTTTTATGTGACGAGATTGATAGATACCCTGCAAGTGCAGGAGATGAAGGTGACCCAGTAAATCTTGCTTTTAAAAGAAGCACTACTTTTTGGAATAAAAAAAGAATGATTGTATCTACTCCAACAGTTAAAGGAGAAAGTAGAATTGAAATGGCATATGAAGAAAGCGACAAAAGAAAGTTTTATGTGCCATGTCCTTCATGTAAACATAATCAAGTGTTAATGTGGTCTAATGTTATATGGGAAGATAATAAACCAAGTACAGCAACTTATAAGTGCGAAAATTGCGGAAGTTTATGGGCTGACTCAGAAAGATGGAATGCAATTAAAAAAGGGGAGTGGAGGGCAGAAAAGCCGACAAAAAATATAGCAGGTTTTTGGTTAAACGAAATATACTCATCTTGGGTAAAGCTATCTGAAATGGTTGAAAACTTTATAGAAGCCAAGAAGTCACCGCATACACTTAAAACTTTTATAAACACATCATTAGGCGAAACATGGGAAGAAGATCAAGGCGATGGAATAGAAGATGATGAAATTTATAATCGTCGAGAATCATATAAACTAATACCTAATGAAGCACTAATACTTACTTGTGGCGTTGACATTCAAGACGATAGAATTGAGGGAGAAATAAAAGCATGGGGCGATAAAGAGGAGAGTTGGGGAGTTTTGCTTTTTGTTTTTCACGGTAGACCATCACTAACTAAAGTGTGGGAAGATTTAGATGATACTATTTTAAATACATACAAGAGAGAAGATGGCACTTTGCTTAGAGTGTCATGCACTTGTATCGATAGTGGTGGTCACTTCACAGATGATGTTTATAAATATTGTAAACGAAGAGCAGCCAATAGAGTTTTCGCAATTAAAGGATCAAGTGTAGCAGGTAAGCCTATTGTTTCAAGACCTACAACAAGCAATAAACAAAAAGTTAAATTATTTAGTGTTGGAACTGATACAGCCAAAGAGCTTATTTATTCCCGTTTACAAATTGAAGATTATGGAAATGGCTATATGCACTTTAATAAATCTTTTGATGAGGAATATTTTAAGCAATTAACAGCAGAAAAAATAGCAACTGTTTATCATAAAGGATTTGCAAAAAGAGAATGGAGAAAAACAAGAGCAAGGAATGAAGCATTAGATATTACTGTTTATAATTTAGCAGCGTTGGCGATTTTAAATCCAAATTTTAAAGCTATAAAAAATAAAATAGCTAAACAAAAGGAAATAAAAAAACCTAAAAATAAACCACAACAAAAGAAAAGAGGATGGGTAAATGGCTGGAAATCACAATAGCGGAAGAAAACAAATAGATAACCCAAAATATGTCCAATCGGTAAGGTTAAGTGTGTCTACACTTGTAAAAATAGATGAAATATCAGAAGTATCAGGAAAATCAAAAAGTCAAGTAATGCAACATATTATTGATAGTGCAATAGATGCTCACTATAAACTTCTTGACTTAGATAAATAAATATTCTTTTTTATGTAATACCACAATTACACATTAAATTCATAAAATACGGTTAATGATTGAGAAAAGGGGTAGATTTTGACAGTAGAAGATATACAAACTCAAATCGATACTATTTTAGCTGCATTAACTGCTAACCCTGCAAGTGAAGTTATAGAATATACCATTGGAGATAAAACTGTCAAAAAAAGAAGAGCAGAACTCAGGGAAGAGTTAGCTTTTTGGAGAGCTGAGCTTAATAGAGTAAATCAGCCTAAAAGAAATATTTTGACAAGGTTTTAGAGATGGGTATTTTTAACTTCTTCAAAAAACAAAAAACAAAACCACTCAAAAAAAGATACTACGGCGCAAATACAGGAAATCTTTTTGCATCATGGAAAACATCTGGTGGAAGTGCTGATGATCTTATCAAAAAATCACTATCAGGTTTAAGAAATCGCTCAAGAGATTTGGAGCGAAACAATGCCCATGTAAAAAGATACTTAGAACTTTTACGAAGTAATATAACTGGCCATGGTTTTACACTCCAAAATAAAGCTATCGATACAAACGGAACAACTGATAGTAAAGCAAATGAGCTTATAGAAGAGTGTTGGAGAGGTTTTACTTTAAAAGGCAATTGTGATGTGACAGGACTGCTTAGTTTTAAAGAGATCCTTAACCAAATCATAACAACAGTTGCAAGAGATGGAGAGATACTTATACGCATCGTAAAAAAATATCCAAGCAAGTATGGTATTGCTTTGCAACTTATAGAGTGTGACCATTTAGATGAAAATTTCAACGATGTAAACAGAAATATCAAGATGAGTATAGAGCATAATCAGTGGGGAAAACCGATTGCATATCACATCTTCAAAAATCATCCTAGTGACTTTGAAAAACAACGAGAGAGAATCCGTATAAAAGCGGATGAAATTATACATCTGTATAAAAAAGAGAGACCAAGTCAAAGTCGTGGTGTGACATGGTTGCATAGTGTTATGAACAGTTTGAAGATGTATGATGGCTTTGCTGAAGCGAGTTTAGTTGAAAAAAGACTTACTGCTTCAAAGATGGGTTTTTATAAAAGACCTAAAGATGAAGATTACACTGGAGATGAAACAGATGATAACAACAATGTTATCAATGAAGCAACACCAGGGCAGTTTGAAATCCTTCCAGAAAATTGGGATTTTGAAGCGTTTGACCCAAAAAGTGGCAATGATGATTTTATAGGATTTGGAAAAGCAGTACTCAGAAATATAGCAAGTGGATTAAATATCTCTTATAACTCTTTAGCAAGTGATTTAGAGGGCGTTAACTTTAGCTCTATCAGAGCAGGACTTATAGAAGAGAGAGACTACTATAAAGCGCAACAACTATGGTTGATAGAACACTTTTTGAAGCCTTTTTTTAGCGACTGGCTAGAGATACAACTTTTGCGACAAACTATATCTTTACCATTTTCTAAACTATCAAAGTTTGATAAACCTTCTTTTGCAGGTAAAAGCTGGGCATGGGTGGACCCTCAAAAAGATGCAAAAGCAAATCAAACTGCTTTAGAAAACAACTTTAAAACACTAACTCAAATTTTAAATGAACAAGGAATGGATCTTGAAGAAACATTAAGACAAAGACAAAAAGAGCAAGGTCTAATTAAAAAATATGGATTGGAGAATGAAAATGAAATTAAAACCTCAGTTTAGGACCTATGAAGTTAGGAACTTAAACAAAGAAAATAGAACAGTCGAGTTGAGCTTTTCTAGTGAAGAGCCTTATGAGAGGTATTTTGGAGTTGAGATACTTGACCATCAACAAAAATCAATCAAGATGGATAGACTCAATAATTCAGCACCTGTACTTTTTAATCATGACAGAGATTTAGTCATTGGTGTGGTTGAAAATGCAGTGATAGATAACAAAAGAGGTTTAGCCACTGTTCGTTTTGGCAACAGTGCAAAAGCTAAAGAAGTTTTTAAAGATGTAGAAGATGGAATTTTGAAAAATGTATCTGTAGGTTATCAGATAGACGAAATGAAAAAAGAGAGTGAAAAAGATGGTGTGGAAACCTACCGAGTAACTTCTTGGACTCCATTTGAGGTAAGCATAGTTTCTATACCAGCTGACAACACAGTTGGAGTTGGAAGAGATGCTCAGTTTGAACAAAAAGAAGTAAAAATTATAAAAGAGGAAATGAAAATGCCAGAAGAAAAAAAACCACAGGAAGTTGATGTAAAGTCAATCCAAGTAGAGACGAGAAAAGCAGAAAGAGATAGAGTAAAAGAGATAGGTGCCATAGGCAAAAAATTTGGCCAAGAGAGTTTGATGACAAAAGCTATTGATGATGGCATGAGTGTTGCAGAGTTTAGAACTGCTGTTTTAGACAGCATGAAAGAACCAACTGCTGTGTCTACAAAATCAATTGAAATTGGTATGGATGAAAACGATATTAAAAAATACTCTTTTGCAAAAGCGTTAAGAGCTTTAGCAAATCCAAACAGTAGACAAGCGCAAGATGATGCTGCTTTTGAGTTTGAAATGTCTCAAGAAGCACAAAAAAGAAGTGGGATTATATCTCAAGGTGTTTTAGTTCCTTTTGATGTCTTTTCAAGAGATTTGACAGTAGCAAGTACTGCTGGAGTTACAGTTGATACTAATATGGGTGGGCTTATTGACTTACTCAAAAACAAATCAGCAGTAATGCAATTAGCTCAGATATTACCTGGACTAAATGGAAATGTATCTTTTCCTAAACAAACAAGTTCTATGACTATCAAAAAACTTGCGGAAACAGAAACTACAGTTGATAGTGATATTGGATTAACAGAACTTACTATGAGTCCAAATAGATATGGTGGTAGTGGAAATTACTCAAAGCAGTTATTACACCAGTCATCTGTTGCTATTGAAAACCTAATCAGAAATGACCTTATTGGACAGATTGGTTTAAAAATAGACCTTGAAGCAATTGATGCCATTTTAAATGAAACTGGTGTAGGACTTATTGCGATTGGTACTGATGGGGGAGCACTGACAAACTCACATATCGTAGATATGGAAACAGAAGTGGCAGTTGCTAATGCAGATTTAGGAAGATTAGCTTATATCTTTAATGCAAGAACAAGAGGTTTCTTGAAAAAGACACCTATTACAAGTGGTAATCCAAAAATGATTTTGGAAGGAAGTGATTTAAATGGATATAACTATCAGGTTTCAAATCAGTTAGCTTCAAATCTTACAAAAGGAACTGGTACAGATTTAAGTGCATTGCTTTTTGGAAATTTTGCTGATTTACTTATCGGTATGTGGGGTGGTATTGATTTAACAGTTGATCCATACACACTAGCAAAAGTAGGAAAAATATCTATTGTGGCTGATCAGTTTGCAGATGTAGGCATAAGAAATGCAGAAAGTTTTTCTGTCATTAAAGATGCTGCTGTTACAGCGTAAGGAAAAATGATGAAAAATCAAACAATTAAAATAACAAGAGCTACCGTAGTAAAAGGTAATGATTGTTTTGTAGGGGAAGAGATAGAAGTAGACACTAAAACTGCCAATGAAGTTGTAAGGCTAGGAAGAGCGGTATTAATCGAAGATATGCAAGATATAGATATTGATGTAGATATATATAGCTTAAATAAAAATGATTTAGTAGAGTATGCATCTTCCTTAGGTATAGATGTTCCAGGTAAAGCAAATAAAGAAGAAATCATAAATCTCATAGAAGATTTAGAATTAGGGGCAGATTAGTTATGAATTTAAAACAGACTATGGCAGATGATTTAAGTGTTTTTTATAACACCGATGAGTTTGCCATATCTGTTTTGTACAAGACTGCAACTATATCTGCTTTACATGTAGAAGATATGGAAATATCAGATAGTGAGCAGTTTGTACTTTCATGTATGAGCTCAGATGTCGTAGGTGTAAAAATTGGTGACGAAATGACTATAGATGAAGTAGTCTATCAAGTTATCAATTTTGACTATAAAGACAAATATCATCTTGAAATGTTGATAGCTTTGAACGAGGTATAGCATGACTGAAACAGAGATTGTAAATCAGATAAAAACTGAGATAGAAAAAACTATAAAAGGCTCAAAAGTAGAAGTTATAAAAAGAACTTTTATAGGTGTTTCTAAATACAAAGCGACAATCGCAGTTATAGCTAAAGATCAATCATTTACTCCAACAATATTATTGAGTGTAATAACTTATTTTATTGAGAATGGAAATGAAAAAGTAGAAGTTTTAGGCACGAGTAGAGATTTAAGAGATTTAGATTTTGAAGTGCTTACGATAGATGCTGAAATTAATTTAATATAGGAGATGTTATGGCAAGACAAATAACTGACAAAAGTGCTGTTTTATTTAAGTATAACGGATCAGCAACAAGTTCAGATGTAGCAACAATTACAGAAACGCCATTTTTAAGTCCTGATGTTAAATCGCAAGAATATAAAGAGATTGGAAGTGGAAAACTAGGCCAAACAAAAAACTATGTTGATGAAAATAATACAACAGTAGAATTTGACTTAGTAACAATGCTAAGAGGAAATGATAAAACAGGTGTTGCGCCTGAAACACCTCCTGCAATAGCTGACCTTCTGAAGGCTTGTGGAATAACTGAAACAATAGGGCCAGATAATGTAACTTATGCCCCAAATCATGGAGATATTGCCCTAAGTCAATCGGTAGTCTATATTGATGGATATAAGCGTATCATCGATGGTGCAATTGCAAACTTAAAAATAAGTGGAACTGTAGGAGAGTGTGCAAAAGCAACTTTTAGTGTGAGTGGATTTACCACACCAGGAGCTGTTGCAGAAACAAACCCAACAGTAGTGACAGATACAGAATCATTAATGATAGTTTCAAAAGTAAGTGCAGTTACTCTTGATGGCTCAACAATAAATATGGAGAGTTTTGATTTTGATTTGGGTAATGAAATTAAAGACATTTATGCTATTTCCACATCTGAGTTTGTACGGACTGATTTTAAAACCACCATAACTTTATCAGGGATAAAGACAAAAGGTGATGAATCAGGATGGACGGACCTTATAGCTGATAGTGTAAGAGAAATTATAATCACATTAGGTGGTGGAGCAGGTAAAACTGTTACGCTTACAGCGAGTCAAGCAAAAACAACAGAGATGAGTGAAAGTGATAGTGATGGTCTTGTTAACTTTAGTCGCACTTTCCGATGTCAAGGCGATGCAAATGGGGATAATCACTACGAATTAAAGTGGTCATAAAAAGGTGGCTTTAGTAGTTTGAGCCACCCATAAAAATCAAACTATAAATCAAACTACGAGGTATAAAATGAAGTTAAAACAAAATAGGAATTCAATTAAATTTGATTATGAGTTTTTAGATGGAAGTATAGAAAAAGTTGTCTATAAAGCTCCAACAACTAAGCAATTGAGAACTGCTTTGCAAATAAGTGAAAAAGATATTAATGCACAACTCGATTTCACAGTAAATACACTCAAAGAGTGCTTAGAGAGTGAAAGAGTTAATGAAATCATAGCAGAACAAGAAGAAGCTAATATTTTTGACTTCAAAGAGTTATTGGATTTGGAGTTGGGAAAGCAGAAAAAGCAAAGATAGATCAACTTTATCTTTGGTGCGAACAAAATGCAAAAGGTGTTGGTGAATTATCACTTAACCAGGAAGAAAAAGAAGAGTTGCTAGATAATCCTTTATCCAAGACAGTTGTCTTAAAAGATTTAGAGTTGATTGTCCTAGTAAGTGTTTTTTTGAAGATACCATTTGAATATGGGGCGATGGGTGTAGTTGGGAAGAAGTACGAAGCAATCAAAGATTATCTAAAGTGGAATAACTTTGATGTCAAGTACTGGACTCCAATAGTTGTAGATATGGGAAGGATTTGGGTTAATGAAACGAAAAATTAAATCAGTATTTTGTTTTTGTAAATCTCGTAGTATCTTGCAACTATCAGCAAAAGCCAATAAGGGCTGTAAACGAGAGACAAAACAATGGATATAAGTACGATAAACATAGTTATTAATATTTGCATAATATCCATTATACCAAAAGGCTTGAAGTATGGCAAATGATTTACGCATAAAAATTAAAGTGGATTCAAACAATGGGGAACTTATAGTTACTCGCAAAGAATTTGGAAAGCTTTCTAAAGTTACAAATACTGCAAGTAAATCTGTTAAAAACTTCTCTCAAAGACTAGTGAATATGGCGCATATTGGTGCAGGGTTATATGTTGTTAAACAAGCATTTGATGGTATCGTATCTGGAGTATCAAGCTTAGTGTCAACATCAGCACAATTTGAAAAGTTTGAAACCACTTTATCTACCATCGAGGGAAGTTCAAAAAAAGCAAAAGTGGCTATGAAGTGGATAGAAGATTTTGCATCAAAAACACCGTATCAGCTCACAGACATCACAGAATCATTTGTAAAGCTTAGAGCATATGGAATAAATCCAACAAATGGAACACTCAAAACACTTGGAGATACTGCAAGTGCTATGGGTAAACCACTCATGCAAGCTGTTGAAGCTATGGCAGATGCAATGACTGGCGAAAATGAAAGACTTAAAGAGTTTGGTATCAAAGCAAGTGCTCAAGGTGATAAAGTTGCTTATAATTGGGTCGATGCAAACAACAAAGCTAAACATATTGTTATTGAAAATAACTCTGAGATGATACAATCAACACTAAGTGCTATTTTCAACAGCAAATATAAAGACGCAATGAAAAACCAAATGAAAACATATGATGGCATGATGTCAAACTTAAGTGACTCATGGACCAGGTTTAAAAAAGACATTATGGATTCAGGATTATTTGTTTATATAAAATCTGTTATGAAAGTTTTAACAACAAGATTTCAAAACGCTTTCAAAAGTGGTGCAAAAGCAAGCGCTGCTTTTACAGATACTATCATTGATGGTATTAACTCAACTATAGAAGGCTTTGGATTTCTTTACGATTCAATTACTGGTATCAAATTGGTTTTAAAATCAATTAAAGTTTTATTTATGGGAATTATAAAATATTTTGTTGAAGCAATAAATGGGCCTATCCATATGCTTAACGGACTAATAGATGCCTATAACGCATTAAGCGATAAAATGGGCTATTTGGGCTATCAAAAAATAGATTTTAAATTTAATAAACTGATTGATACTTCTGGACTTGATAAAGAGTTAAAAAATACATGGGATTCTATGGGAAAAGATGTTGACTCTCTTTTGTCAAAAACTGGCAAAACATTCACTAAAAATTTTGTTGCAGATGTAAATAAAGCATTTCAACAAATATCTACAGACATTAATAGTGTAGAAAATACACCAAAAGAAAATGTACCTGGTTCATCAGATGGAAATATAAGACTTGGTTCGTCAAACAAAATATCAAAAAGTACACTTAAAGAATATAATGAAGCTCTTAAAATTCAAAAAGATATAGAGAGAAAAGCAAAAGCGTATGTTAACAATCAAAATAGCCAATATTCAAAATACTACAATGCTACAGGTCAATATAATAAAGCATGGAATATTGAAAAAGATAACATAGAAAGCCAATTTTCTATGTTAAAACCAGAAGAACTTACAAAATTAGTTGCAGTATATAAAAAAGACTTCTTTGACAAAATAAAAGACAAATCAAAAAGCACTTGGGAAGATATGCAAGCAACAATGAAAGACAGTCTAACAAGTGGTTTTGAAGATTTTTTCAACTTTACCAAAGATGGGTTTGGAGACCTGAAAAAACTTGGTATGAGTGTAGCTGATGCGATTTCGAATGAAATCATAAAAACACAAATTGCAAAACCTATGGCAAGCGGCATAACAAGTTTTGTAGGAAATCTATTTGCAAACGGTGGAATAATGTCAAATCAAGGTGCAATTCCATTAAGAGCTTATTCAAATGGTGGCATAGCAAACAGCCCACAATTAGCAGTTTATGGCGAGGGCAGAATGAATGAAGCTTATGTACCACTTCCTGATGGGAAAAATATCCCTGTTACCATGAAAGGAAATGGAACAAACGTAGTAATCCAAATAGAAAACAATAGCGGTCAAGATGTATCAGCAAAACAAATTGGAGAAATGACACGCACTAATTCCAGAGGTGAACAAGAAAAAGTAATAAGTTTTGTAATGGATGGAGTAAACAGAAATATGGGTGGAATAAGAGATGCGCTAAAGGGTATTAGATGAATAGCTTTCCTAATATAAAAATCAATTCAATAAAAAGTGAAGTAATAAAGCCGAGGCATACAGCGAGCTATGATGGCGGTTATGAGCAGACTAGATTAAAAAATACTAGATCTATAAAAAAGTTTTCAATAGGCTTTACTGCACTTACAAATGATGAAGCTCAAACACTCGAAACATTTTTTGAACAAAATCAAGCACTAGAATTTAGCTTTACACATCCTATTACAAACAATACACATACAGTAAGATTTGATGAAAACTCAATATCTTTCACACAAAACACTCCTTTGTATCAAAGTGTTTCATTTGACATAAAGGAAGTGTAGTGGAAGTTTTAAGCCCTGTAGTTAAGGTAGAAAAAAACAAACTTACAACTGATAGTGTATTTCTTGTTTTATTAGAGATTACTATTCCAATCGTTGCTGAAACAATAAGAATCGTAAACAATAACGAAGATATTATATGGAACTCATTTACATGGCAAAAATTCCCTTTTGAACTAGACGAAATAAGCGAAAGCTCAAACGCAGAAACTTCACAATTTCAAATAAAAGTCGCAAATGTTAACAACATCATAGGACAGCATATCAGAGCATATGATACTTATGTAAAACAAAATGGTTTTAGCCCAATCGAAGTAGTTTTGTATGTGATAAACAATAAAGATTTAGCTAATACAACTCCTATTTATGCCCATAATTTAATATTATCAACTCAAAATATAAATCATATAGAAGTATCTTTCACAGTATCAGCAAGAGATTTGTTTAGAGCAAGAACACCACAATATAAGATGTACCCAAATTCATGTAGGTTTAAATTTAAATCAACGGCTTGTGGCTATGCGGGAATAGAAACAGTTTGTGATAAAACTTTAAAGAGATGCCGAGAACTAAGTAACTCGAACAGATATGGTGGCTTTCCAACAATAGGCAATAAAGGAATTTCTTTATGATTAATTATATTGGAATCCCTTACAAAGACAAAGGAAGAACTTTTAATGGTAGTGATTGTTATGGGCTTTTAAAACTTTATTACAAAGAACAGTTAAATATTGATATTCCTGAGGTAAATGTAAGTGCGGACCAACCAAGAAGAAGTCTTGCTAAATATCTTGAAGAAATATCTAAACATTGGGAAGAAGTAAAAACTCCTATAAAAAACTGTGCAGTTGCAATGTGTTTAAATGAAGAACACCCAAACATGGTAACTCACTTTGGTGTAATGATAGATGAAAAAAGGATGTTGCATACCTATAAAAACACAAATTCTCATATTATAGAAATAGAACATCCAACAGTTAAAAATCAAATAAAAGGATTTTATAAATGGCACTTTTAACAGTACTACATAATCCTTTTAACCCTCATGATAAAACAGTCAAAGGAATAGCTCCTGGAGTTGCAATATTCTATTTTCTCAATAAAGAAGATGAAGACACAGACCTTATAGTTTCAATAAATGGACAAATTACAGAAGATTATACATATGTATTAAAAGAGAACGACCACTTAGCGTTTGTACCAATTCCAAAAGGTGGTGGCGGTGGTGGAAGTAGTGTTTTAAGAGTTGTAGCAATGATAGCACTTACTGTAGTTGCACCTCAATTGGGTCTTATGGCACTTAATACAATCGGAGCGACAACAGCACTAAGTTATGGCGGTGCTATGGCAATAATGTATGGAACTCAAGCAGCAGTTCTTATTGCTGGAGGAATGTTAGTAAATACACTTTTGCCATTACCATCTGCAACTGATAGCTCCAACACATCACTTGAAAATGTTTCACCGACATACGCATTTAGTGGTGGAAGTAATGCAAGAGAAGCAGGCTCATCTCTCCCTATAATGTTAGGAACTGCAAGAGTAACTCCACCAGTAATAGGAAGTTATTTATCGCTAGATGGTGATAAGCAGTATTTAAATGTTTTAATGGCTGTAAATGATGGAGAAGTTGATTCAATAAGTGACATAGAAATAAACTCTCAAGCTATTACAAACTACAACAATATTTCATTTTACACCACTCAAGGAACAGAAAATCAATCAGCAATAGGAAATTTTAGAGATAGTGAAACCACGGTAAGTTTGCAAAGAAATTTAAATGTGATTAATGTTGAAACTACTTATACAACTCAAGGTAATAGCATACAAGAACTCGAAATTGTCATGGCTTTGCCTAATGGGCTTTATACTGTTAGCGATGATGGGACATATAAGAGTAAAAGTGTTAGTTTTGAGATAGCTTATAAAAAAGTAGGCGATGCCACATGGATAAGCGAAACGAAAAACATAAATACAACATATAAAACTACTAAAAGATTGGCTTATACATACAAAAACTTACCAATAGGGCAATATGAAATAAAGTTAAAAAGAACAAGTTCTTATGATACAAATACCAGAGTTACAAACTCTTTGACTTTAGATTATGTAAATGAAATAGTATATGATGACTTTATCTACCCTGTTGTTGCACTTCTAAGTGTAAATGCATTGGCGACAGACCAATTAAACGGTAGTTTTCCTACTATAACTTGTAACGTTTCAAATATTGGAGCAGTTAAACCAAAAGACAATCCAGCGTGGGCTTGTTATGATTTGCTCAAACGAGATGGAGTGGTAGATGCAAATATAGATTTAACAAAGTTTCAAGCATGGGCTGATTATTGTGACACCAATAGTCTTAAAGTAGGTCTATATCTTGACTCACAACAAGAACTACAATCTGCACTAAATATGGTTTCTTTGCTTGGTCGTGCTACGGTTGTACAATTTGGCAATAAATTTGCGCCAATTATTGATATGGCAGTAGATATACCTACTCAATCATTTTTATTTACAAGTGGAAATATAGTAGATAGTAGTTTTAGTCTTGATTATATACCATACAATGAACGCTCAAATATAGTAGAGGTTACTTATTATGATAAAACAGATAGCTACAAAGCAAAAACTGTTCAAATACAATCACATGACTTTGATAGTACAACCGTAGAGCGAAAATCATCTGTAAATCTATACGGATGTATTGATAGACAACAAGCAGCAAATTACGCTCAATTTTTATTAAATAGCAATCGCTACATTACGGAAACAGTATCTTTTACAGCAGATATTGATGCAATAGCGTGTGGGGTTGGTGATGTTATAAAAGTTGGAAAAAAATACATGACAAATACTATCGCAGATGGGAGAATTGTTGAAGCAACTGCAACAAGCATAAAATTAGATCAAGAAGTAACTCTTGAAGTTGGTGTGAATTATGAAATTCAATTCAGGCTACAAAATGATAAAATTATAATAGTAGATGTTCCAAGCGTAAGTGTAGAAACTATAACAGATACATTAACAGTACCAACTATGGCAGATATTCCACAACAGTATGATGTTTATGCTTTTGGTAGACAAGATACAGAAGCAACTAATCTTTATAGAGTTGTCAATATCTCACGAGCTAGTGATTTCACTCGTAAAATTTCAGCTATTGAATACAATGTAGATGTTTATAATGATAGTGCAGTTATAAATGTTGAAGAAGTTGCATATGTGAATGCAGTTCGCAATCTTCAAGCAGACGAAACTCTTATTAAAAATGCAGATGGAACTATCGATGAAATATTAACACTTAATTGGGTTGGGAAAGAAAACTTTTATGAAAGTGTTTATGCAGACAATGTTAAATATGGGCAATCAGAAACAAATACATTTAGCTTTAAAAACACACTTATTGCAGGAAATACATATGTATTTAAAGTAGCAAGTCAAGAACTAACTCATACTTTTTTAGGAAAAACCCAAAAGCCTTCACCAGTACAAAATATAACAGCAAACTGGTCTAATGGCTCAATAGTCATTACTTGGGATAAAAATATAGAAGTAGACTTGGACCATTACGAAATAAATATTGCAGGGCAAGTGTACATAGTTTCTATTAATTCACTTACAATATACAACCTTGATGTAGGCGATTATTCAATCAATGCGTATGCAGTCGATACAACTCAAAATAAATCTGATGTTACTGCTTATAATCTACATGTAACACAACCTTGTATGATTTATATGATTAGAGATGCTTACTTGATAGAAAAAGCTTTTGTTGATGGGGCAATGACGATATATACTTCTTTAGCTACTCCGATAAATGCAAACAAATATGACATATGGAAAGTATCAGTTTTAAATATAACATTAGATGAACTCACATTTAATTCGGAAATTCTTACAGGGGTAACTTGGGATACAGGTTCAGGTGTAGAACTTTACAAATACTTCAATGGTAACGAATGGCTTTTATGTACTACAGAACAAACGGCAGTTGTTAGGCGTATGCTAGGACAATTAACCACTGCAGGTATTACAGATAATGAGGTAAAAGTTTTTAATGTTCAGCCATATACTCCTTACGCAGTAAATGACCTTTGGATAGATGGAACAACAATAAAAATTTGTACTACAAGTCTTGCGAGTGGCTCTTTTAATGCAAGTGATTGGACAGTACATAGTCAAGAAGAAATAACAATAGCCACAAAATTAGAAAATATAAAAGGAGGTATCTAATGATAACAGTAAATACATTTACTCCAAGCACAGAAGTACTTGGAACTGATGCCATAGCTTCTGCTGATGATAAAATAAGAACGGTTATGGATGAAGCAGGAAATTATTTAGAAACAGAAACTCAAAATGCAGTCACTCAAATGGAAACGCAAGTTGATGATAAGTTAAATTCGTTGGCAAGTTCTGGTGATACAGTATATTCGACTATAGAAGTAGACCAAAAACTCGCAGAAAAACTAAATGCAACTGATATAAAAGATAACCTAACTAGCCCAGATACTGATAAGCCATTAAGTGCAAATCAAGGTAAAGTTTTAAAGGACTTACTTGATACAAAACAATCAATATCAACTACAGCTTCAAATGTATTAGTAGATGGTACAGTAGCACTATCAATAACACCAGATGCAACAGAAACAAGTCCTACAACAACAGCTAATTATACAGCAGGGCAACACATATTAGATAGTAGCACAAGTATAATGTATGATTGTATTTTAAACAGTACAAGTGGAGAATTACTTACAAATGTAACTTACTTTACTGTTAACACAACAAATACATTAGATATAACAAGTGGAGTATTCACATACACAGATGGTAAAGCATCTAATGGATACAACAGAAAAGCAAATACATTTACTGGAAGCATAGACTTTACTGGAGTATCTGATGGACTTAAATGGTTAGCTAAAGACTTAGACACTAATACATTTAACTTCTTAGACTATAAACCTAAGCAAATAGGGCTATATGATAAAGTAAGTGCAGATGATAATAGATATGTATTTGATGTAGATGATGGTAAGTGGTATAGTACTACTGGTGGAGAGTTAGTTACTAATGGTACTTTTGATACTGATGTTAGTGGGTGGACATATGCTACGGCATTAATGACATGGAGTAGTGGGGTTGTTGACTACAGTAGAAATAATGCAGAATTTAGCGACCAACCAAAACAACCAATTAGTTTTATTGCTGGTGTTACCTATGGCGTAAGTATAGATATAACAACTATTGCTAGTGACGGACATTTAACCATTATTACTTTCGCAAATGATGGAACTACTATTGTGAATAATATAACTGGAGTTTCTTATGGCTCATCTACTGGAACATTTACTTTTACATTTACTGCATCAGCAAATGCTTCTTACTTAATGGTTGGTATAGCAGATTCATTTACAGCTACAATGAGTTTTGACAACATATCAGTATACAAAAAACAAGCAACATTAGATACACCAATAGCTACACCATTAAGCTTTCTACCTAATCCTATACAAGTAACAAGTGCTACACCACAATATATAGATTATAGTGATGAGTTAGCTACTAATGTGATGAATAGCTTGAGTGTAGGTAGTTTAGAAGTTACAGATGGATTTGATTTAGGGCAGACTTGGCAAGATATAACAGCTAGTAGAACTACTGGTGTTACTTATACTAATACTACTGGAAAACCTATTATGGTTCTCATTTCTTATTCTTCTGACGGAAATGATGTACTATTTTATATTAATGAAAAAATACAATCATCTACTACAGAGGTAGCCGCTGGTGCAGCAAAAGTGTCTATTTCAATGGTTATACCTAATGGAAGCACTTATAATATAACTGCTTCAGCAACACTATCTTATTGGTCAGAACTAAGATAAAAGGATAAAAATGAATTACTTTAAAAACACAGACAATCAAATCTTTGCATACGACAATAGCCAAGTAGCTAAAGGCTATGGCAAAGATATGACAGCACTAGAGGGTGGTGAGTTCTATGATGGAACTTCTATTAAACCATACAATGATGGATATGTAGCAGTAGAAAGAGATGTTGATGGTAGTGTAACAGCACCAATAGAACTTGTAACACAACTACAAGTAGAAGCAGATACTAAAGTGTTAAATGATTGGAAGGCTAATAGACAAGCTCAAGTAGATGCAATAGTAGTTACAACAACAAGTGGTAAACAATTTGATGGTGATGAAATTAGTCAAGCTAGAATGGCTAGAACATGGCCTCTATTAGAACTAGACACAGATACTACTGAGTGGAGTTTAGCAGATACACCTACTGGGGTAATGACACAAGTGACTAAAGCTGAACTAAAAGAAGCTTGTTTGTTAGCTGGACAAGAACAAACTAGATTATGGAGCATTTAGATGTTTACTATACTAAATAGACTCAGAGGTACATATGGATGGATGAGTAAAGTTATAGGAGTACTGTTAGCAATAGTAGTATTTCTAGCTTTTAATAATCCATATGTAGCTTTAATGGTAGGTATAGGGTATGTACTAGGTGAAAGCTTTGGTTGGGGTGAATGGGTAGGTAACTTATCTGTGCATAGAATGGTACAGATAGACTCATTGAAAGATGAAGGTGTTACAAATGGAATACAATGGTTATCTAAGAAATTAGTGCCAAACTACCTAACCAACTATATAAAATATTGCAGAGTAGCTTTATCTATTAGAGGGTTATACTGGTGGATACCTACAATAGCACCATTGTATTTTGTTGGTGTTAATCCTTATCTACTTATAGGAAGTATATTAGCTCTATCTATATGTTTTCCAATAGCTTGTGAGTTAGGATATAAGAATAGTAATTACTTAGAGTTTAAATATAAGTTTTTAGAGTATAAAGGTGCATGGGAACTTCAAGAAGGTTTCTATGGAATAATGCAAGATGTAGTGTTTATAATCATTATATGGAGTGTATTGTGAAAAGAGTTTTGGTAGATATTTTACTTTTCGTATGCACTTTAGCATTATTTATATTGCATGAGTATGCTTCACTTCCAAGTCCATTACAGCTCCTTTCATTTAAAGCTATGTTAGTTAGTGCTGCGATATTACACGCTCATATAGCTAGGAAGTTTGTATTTCCTAAGTTGGATTGGACTGCTACTACATTAACTGGAGGTCATTATGTTGCGATTGCTTTTTATATTGTTATCATTTACGCTTACGCTATGGGCGGGTAGATGCCATAGCTATATCCATGATGTAAGAAAAGCTCACTATGAAGTATTTGGACTCAATTTTCCTTATTGGTACGGAGTAGGCCAACTGCAACAAGAGAGCGGATGTAGAAACATAATAAGCAATGATGGAGTAGGTTCTCAAGGTCTTCCCCAGATTACTTATAGAATTTGGCAAAAGTATCTTCAAAAAAAAGGAATTAATGAGATAAAGAGTTTGAGTAATCAGTTTAAAGCCCAAGCTTGGATTATGAAAAACTCAAAAGCTCAAGCATATAGTTCACATATGTGGGTTTGGTATCAAGTTTACAATGGTGGCGGAGCAGTAAACAAAGAGATTAGCAGAGCTAGAAAAATATACGGCATAAGAGAAATACCTCACTCTATGGCACGAGAATTTTGCAAAAGAAAAGATGTTGTATTTAGTTCAGGTCAGAGGATAAATGCTTGTGATATTAACTACGAGTACAGTGAAAAAGTTTTTAAGTATGGGCTTAAATATAAGCTCTTTGATACAGATTATAAGTTTTGGTAAGGATATAAAATGGGATGGTTAAGCACAGTGTTAGGTATGTTCAGCGGATTCTTTACAAATAAGAGTGGCATCGGTGCATATCTTATTATTGGGGTAGTGGCAATTGGATTGATAAGTGGAGTGTATTGGAAGTATGAGAGTATGCAGCATACAATATCAAACTATGAAACCCAACTCGTAACAGAAAAGATGATCAACATTGACAACCAAAATCAGATAAAATCTTTGCAAATACTCAATGAAGATAATATCAAAAAGCTACATGAAACCGAGATAAAATATAAAAGTAATTTGGAACTACTCCAAAAGAAGATGATTAAAGACATACAACGAGTTAAAACTATTACAGTTATAAAAGACCGCATCAAATATGTAAAACCAAAAGATGATGGGAATGTTGCAAAAGTTCTCAAAGACACACTAGAGCAAATATCAAAATTGGAGACAAAATGAAATATTTATTATTGTTTTTAGCTGTTTTATTTGTAGGGTGCAGCCAAAAAATGCCAGAACCAATCGTAAAAACTGTTACGGTGACAAAGATAGCGATACAAAAAGATAAGATTCCATCAAGTCTTTTAGACACTAAACCATTGCCAAAAGTTCCTAAAAATATAAAGCTACAAAGTCAAGTATCAGCGTATATTATAGATTTGTACAATTCAGCAAGTTCATGTAAAGCAAATATAAAATCAATAAAAGAGTGGAATAAATAATGGCCTTTAAAAATTTTGATGATATTCCCAGTATGTCATCCGCAATCGTTTTACTTTTTGGTATTTGGGCTGCTTTGATGAATTATACAAATAGAGATACTTCTAAAAAAACAGTATGGCAAAAGATTTTATCCTTTCTAAAAGACTTGCTAACAAGTTCAGGCATTGCAATGCTCGTATTTCTCACATTGACTGGTTATGGTCTAAATGAAGTAATAAGTGCTGGTATTTCAGGTTTTCTTGCACATGGAGGCACTAGGGCATTTTATCTAGCAGAGTTGATTATTACAGAGAAAGTAGGTGCGCATAAGACGAGAGAAGATATTAAAAAAGAAAAAAGGTAGTATAAGATAGTAAGCACTAAAATGCTCAATAGTGCTTAGACAAATACCAAATAGAGCAAAAGAATGGCAAATTATGAGAGAGGTTTAGTCCTCTCTATTTTTCTTTTCTTCTTCTTCCTTTGTTGCAGCTTCTTCAAAGCTTTTTGCAGACATTATATACCCACAACTTCTACATTCACGATCCATTGTATCTTGACCCATTATTTTTTCTTTGAACGTATCATCACTTCCACACTTAGGACAAACATATCTTGCCATTAAATTTCCTTTATTTACACCATTTTTTTATTTTTTTCCTACCACTATATGGCACAGCCAACTCTTTATTAACTAACATCTCACCCAAACTCTCACCATCCACAAAAACATCCGCAACAATCCTAAAATACTTACTACGCTTCAAGCTTTTTAAGCATAAGTTTTTTCTTCTCACTAATTTTTCACAAACTCAATATTTGTTATTTTAGCTGCGTAAGAGCCTTCCTTCCATTCAGTTGGAACAGATTTAGCAGTATAAAGGTTATCTTTTTCCATTTGCCATATGTAGTTTGGTTTTAATGGACCATTTCTTTTTCCAAATGAATATTTTGATACTAAAATTGGATAAAATTTTTCTTCTGCAATTGTTTTTCCAGTTGTATCTTTAAAGTAAAAAGTGACTTGAACTTCTGATAGAGTTTTATCACCATTGTTTTTTAATTTAAATTGCACACCTGGAATTTTTTTATCAAGATATGTGTTAAAATATTTCGCTACAATGCTATACAAATCAATTTTTTTAATATATGCTTGTTTTTCAATCAAAAGTTTCTTTTCTTGTTTTGCTTTTTGAATTTCTTTTTGAAGATTTTTAATGTTGTATGAAGCATCTTTATTAGAAGTATTTATATTTAAAATTTCACCATAGACACCTATTGCTTCGTCTAGCTTATCGGCCTTTTTTAGGGAGTTTGCTTTTTTTGTTAGTTTTTTTATCGTTGCTATTTTTTCATTATCTTCTTTTTCTTTTTTCCAGTTTAAAAAAATTTTCCATCCGTCCTTTTCTTTAATAAGAGAAAATTTCTTATTAATGATTTTTTTAGGAAGCTCTGAAATATTATTATTTTTTAGAATGTTAGATTCTATATCTTTGTGACTTATGCTCTTCTTTAGAATACCTTCAAATGCTTGTTTCATAAATTTTTTTATTAGTATTCCTACATCAGGCATAGAAATTTCTACTTCAGCAACAGCAGTATCGTCTTTTTCTTTAAGGGAGTTTATTTTAAATGTAATATTTTTTGACATTTCAGTATATATTGGAGATTTTTGCTTAAGTAGTTCTCTCTTATATTCATCTATAGTTTTTATTTTTTTATCTTCAGAAGATATAAATTTATAAGATTCACTATCAAGTTTTTTTAAGGATAATTCAATGTAGTTATTTACTATATCACTTGAGTTAGGCTGCGTAAGCTCTGTTATCTTATCACACCCAGAAAGAATAAATACAACCAAAGCCATAAAAATATATTTCATAAAAACTCCTTTAAATTTTAAGAGTATTCACACTTATACAATCCAAATAATATTATTACTAAATTTTGCTTAACATTTGGTTCTAATCTTCAAAAAGAGTTTGCCCATATTTTTTAGTCTCTTTTTCAATTTCAGAGAGAAAGTGTTCAGGAAATTTTGAGTCTATTACTTTGATGCCATTTCTTTGACTATAATCCTTTGCATAATTATAGTTTGACCTAAGTTGCCCACTAATCATCTCCATAATTGGCAAATACATTAAACATACTTTTATTTTCTTTTTCTCTTTTAGTTGATTAAATGCCATGGTTGAACTACTCCAATGTTGCATAAATCCATCTACATGAGGGGAGCATACTTCGCCTGCTACAAGTAACTTGTCTTTCAAATTAGTTACAGCATCTATTCTTTTATATGCAACTCCAGTGTCTTTTCTAAAGTCTATATTTTTCATACTTCTTGTATCTGCTATATTTTTTAGTTTAGAGACGATTGTTTGGCTTGTATATTCGCCTATTTTGTTGTGCTTTGAAGCATGACTAATAGATACCATTTCCTCAAAAGTAATCTGCAATTCTTCTTCTAAAGATTTTTCACTATTAATCCAGCTTGGTGTTTCTACATATAAAGTATTTGAAAAGTTTGTGCCAAACTCAAAGTTGTCCCTCTTGTAGTATTCTGCTAGTTTTTGGAGAATATAGTCATGACTATCAGCAGATTCAACCTTAAGGCATTTTGCAATATTTTTAAATGACTCAATAGTTTTGATTTTTCTATTTTGTCCACTTTCATCCATAAGAATAACCCCAACATTAAACACTTCTCCTGTTGTAGGAAGTTTTAGTTTAACAGTTGAGCATTGGTACTCATTGAAATTATTCACAGCTAAGCCTTTTCTTTTTTACATTTGGAAAACACGAGCCATCACAATAGTCAAACATCTTGTCTTTTCTGTATTCCAATACATCTTTTATTTTACCATGAATTAACTTTGGATCATCATAAATCTTGTCCATTTCAATAATTAAGTTACTTACTGAAACAAGTCCAACTTTCGCAAGGTATTTATATACTTGGGTATAGTCCGTATCTTTGACTAAATTATACAATCCTTTATGAAATGGTTCACTAAAACACTTAAATTTTATTTTTTCATTATCAAGTTCATTCCATGAGGTGCAGCCAAATATTCTGTCTCCATCTATTACAGCATAATGTGATGGCTTTTTATCTCCGGATTTCTTAACAACTAAATGGTTTTTATAAAAGCGGTCATAATTTCTAAGATACTGGTCAAAAGGAAACACACAAAAGAACTCTTTTTGATTTTTACATTCAAGTAAGGCTTCTTGAAGTTCATCTTCATTAGAAAGTTTTCTTGCAGCAACATGCCACTCAACACCAAAAAATATATTTTTTGAAAAGCATTCTAAATTGGGAACAATTGCACGAAAAGATTTTATTTGATTAATTACCCACTCTATTTGTCTTTGAGAAAATTGCAAATAAGCACCATCAAGAACAGATGCTTCCATTTCTTTGCCTACAAAGTTTGATATGAGTTCTTTTTGATTGCCTGCACTGTTTGCTACATTGAATTTAACCTGGTACTGTCTACCATCAGTAATAGTAGCAATAACATAAAATCTACCATCTTTCGCAGGAAATTCGTTCAAACTTACATTCTTTACAAGATAAGTTTCATACATTAATCTTCATCCAAAAAAGACATATTGAGTTTTTCATCTGAAAGTTTTTTTATTTCTGAGTAAATCCTTTTCTGGTCCGTTTTATCTAAAAGAATCTTTATTTGAGGGATATCACGTTTTTCCATTGTTACACTAATTGTTTTTTTATATTAGTATCTCTTTATCTCTATCCTAACCTTACCCACTATCCTAAAAGACTCCATAGTCTCATTGTTTATAAATTCAGAGCCATAAGTAGGATTATCGGACTTAATTTCTATACCGCTCGTTCTTCTTATGAGCCTTTTTACTCTCAGCTCACTTCCCATGTTAATCACATAGATACCGTCACTATCAAAATCAATACTTTCTTCAATGATAACTATATCATCATCATTTAAAGTAGGCATCATGCTATCACCTATCACTTGTATAGCTTTTAATTTCTCTAGGTTAGGTTTTACTTTAAAATACTCAATTGGCACAGGAAACTGCCCTATTATCTCTACATTGTGATTTCTTATGCCATTACCTGCACTTGCTTTGACTGATAGTAGGTCTATTTGGTAGGTGGTGGTTTCATATGAAGGATTGTAATCTTCAATAGGCTTACCCCATGCAGCCAAATGGAGTTTATCCATTTTTTGAGTATATTTGAGTATATTTTTTTTAGGAATATGTCCTCTTTGCTTCCATGCATCAAGAGTATTTGGGGCAACTTCTAAAAATTTTGCAAGTTCTTTGTATGTCTTAAAAAGCCCTTCAACAAGCCACTTATCAAGTATTTTTTTAGCATCATTCACTACAAATCCTTTCAATTATAAGAATAAACCTTGACAAATCTATACAATGAGTATATAATTTCATTACAATATATAAAACATATCGGCAAAAGCTGACAATGTTTTAATAACAACTTATGAAAGGTTAACAAAGATGACAATAAAAGAAGCTGAAATCAGAGACGAATTTGGAAGTGTAGCAAACTATCTAAGGGCAAAGGGGTTTAAAGTTTGGGCTATGAGGGTTTTAAAAGACAAAAAATCAGATGGATATGGTGGAACTCAATCCGAGTCTTTTAGACTAAAAGAACAACTAAAAAAAGATAAGTTTTTATCTTTACATGTAAAGGAAGAAAAATGAGTGCAATACAAATAAACAACTGGAATGTAACAGAAGTAAATGGTGAGCCAACTGTAAAAGATATAGATTTGGCTGAAAGATTAGGATATTCAAGACCAAGAGCTATTAGACAACTTATAGAAAGAATGGCAGAAAAAGGTCAATTTGGGAACGCCACACCGTGTGGCGAAGTCGAAGTAGTCAATGGTAAAACAGTTAATGTATTTCACTTAAACGAAAAACAAGCCCTAAAAGTAATTTCAAAAAGTGAAACAAAAAAAGCAGATGCAATTATGGACGAAATGATAGATGTATTTGTAGCTTACAGAAATGGAAAACTACAACCTCAACTAACACCACAAGCTTTTACAATGAAAGCCATAGCAGAAATGGCAAATAGTTTTCAAGGCATAGAAACTCAACTACTAGAAGTAAAAGATGATGTGCAAGAACTAAGAGCCACATCAACACTAGATTATGCACAGCAACAAAAAGTGCAAAAAGCAATATCTATCAAGGTGTCAGAATTGAGAATTAACCACAACCTCACAAAAGACACCGATAGAAAGATATTTTCAGGCATTCATAGAAATCTATGGCAACACTTTGAAGTAGCAACCTACAAAGACATACCAAAAGTAAGATTTTTAGAAGCCATGAACATTATACAACAATCAAAATTAAAAAATGCAATATAAGGAAAAATAAATGAAATGCACATCATATGAAATTGTATTAGAAAGAAATGAAACAGGCGTACATGTAAAAATAGAAGCAGGCTCACTTGTTGCCTACAGAGATGCTCTTATAAGTGAACTATCCAAAATAAATGCAAAACTAAAAGAACCATATTCTGCTGATTCTAATGTAACTACAGAAGTTATGGAACTTGCAATAATGGCAAACGATGACATTAAAAAAGAAATAGAATCAATAAAGGAGGACTAAATGGAAAACTTTGAAAGAATCATGTACTTGTTTGAACAAATCAAAACAGAAAAAGACAACAAAGCTGGAAAAGCAAGAAATAGAAATCGCTTAAACGAAATCAAAAAACTAGTAACACCTGCAAAAAAAGAATTGATGTAATAAAGGACAATAGATGAGTTTAGTTCAATCAGTAGTTGTGTTTTTATTTGGAATATTTATAGGATTTATTATCCCTATATTACTAGGTGGTGGAAAGAAATGAGTTTAAATGTATTTGCACTTTTCAGAGGTACATTCACAAAGATTATTTTTTTGCTTGTAATAGCAAGTTACACCACTAGCTTTTCCATTAGCAAAAATCATTTTAATTCCAATTCGTCCTTGTCTATTATCAGGAGTGTTGCAATATGTACTTTCAGAAGTGACAGTTTTATTTGCAAATTTATATCCAAAACCTACACCGATAGTAAGCCCAGATATAAATACGCCGAGAATTTGAATGATTTGGGTAATAGTTGCTGTTTCCATAATTGAATTATAACATAAATTCCTAGAGCCTTACATGTAAGGCTCTATTGAGTTTATAACTCACATTGTCGCTAAATCGGAAGCCTTGCAACCATAGGCTCACTAGCTGATACCTAGTACAACAAAGTATCGTGTTTGAAATAGACTAAAGCTTTACATGTAAAGTTTTATTGTGTTTTAGAATAAAAGGAAAGCATATGCCAAAAATACCGCCGTCAGAGGTTAATATAGTACCACCTGGTCATATAAGACCTGTTAGAACAACTCGGAAGCCTGTATCGGATACAGTCGTTATGAAGCCAACTGAAACTGTAAATAAAGGAGGACACCGCATTGGAAATAAAAGCATATGCTCTAGATTAAAAGAAAAAGTTTTAATCACAAGAGGTGAACTTATGTTTATCTATTTGTCTTTTGCATTACTTTGGTTTATTAAAATATTTGAGTAAGGAAGCACGAGGTGGTAGACTCGTGCAACACTTCTATAGGCTTAACCCTGAGAAGATTTTAACAAGTTCAGTTGTTAGTTTAACAACCTCAATGATGATGTAAATCACTCTTTCATAAAATGAAATCATGAATATCCTTGGTGTGAGATACCCAACCCGCAACCCATAAAGACCAAAAAAAAAGCCCCATACCCAACAAAGGATATGAGGCTTCATCTCACACAAGGAACGTAGCTACCACACTACAGACCCATGGTTCACTATTTATGAAATAGTTTTTACATCATTTATCTGCTTAAATCGTACTTTCGTACGCAAAAACAATAACACAAAAAAACTTAATCAAAAGTAAAACTATTTATATAAGGGTGTAATTTCCCCTCCTTAAGGATGCCCCCTTTTATAAGTAGTCGACAACTTAAAATCAATAAAAAGGATTTTTAATGGCTTTAAAGATAATTAAAAAAGGTAAAAACAACTTACCAATATGTAGCAAATACGGTTATGTAACAAAATCAAAACTTACCCAAAAGTATATGAGAAGATTATGGGATAAACAGTTGGAACAAAAAACATGTTAACACATCCACTTCTAAGGCTATATGCATGATGTATATAAAGAAAAATGGAAAAGTACATTTATGTTTTAGATCAAAAAAAGAAAAGGCCCTGGATACAAAGGTTAGCAAACAAGCCCAAAAAGAATATAAGCAAAAATGTAAGGAATTAAAGATGAAATATAAACCAATATCTGATGCCCCAGAGCATTATAAAAGTTTTGATGATGAAAACGGAAATTATTAAAGCAATATTGCTTGGTTTAGTGTCTATCTTGCTTTTAGTTGCATTGGAAGCAAGGGCAGATACAAACAATGTCAAGATGGCTTGGGATTTTAGGACAAATAGTTGGAGAACAATAGAGTTTCTATCAGGTAGAAAAAATATCATAAAAGTATACGCTACGAAAGAAGATGTAACAAAAATGGTGACCTTTAGAGAGATTAAAGGTAAATATATATTTATAATAAAGGAAAAAAATGAACCTAGTAATAAATTATAAATCAGATGGTGATATTCAGAATTTGGAAACAAATTTTGAAGATTTAAAAAGAGTTGTTGCAGTAGAGATAAAAAAATATTCTATTGATGTTACAGAGGACAACATACAAGAAGCAAAATCTACTATGGCAAAAATGAACAAAGTAAAAGGTGAGATAGGCAATCAATATAAGCAATACATAGACAAACTATCTTCACCAATAGTTAAGCTCAAATCTGAGAAAAAAGAGCTTGAGGGAATTATAACACAAGGAAGACAAGAAATAGCTGATGCAGTTTCTGTTTTTGAACAAAAGAGATTGGATGTTGCGAGAGATGAGATATTCAAATACTTATCTGATGTATGTATTGAAAAAGGTATTGATTGGAAATCTGTTAGCGTAAATGACCTGATTAAGCTAGGAGCAATAACAACTAAAGGAAATCTTGTTAAGGCTACAAAAGAAGCTATTAATAGTAGAGTTTCATTGGTTGTAAATGAGATTTTAAGAGCGAAACTTGAAGCAGAAGAAAAAGCCAAGCGAGATAAAGAGATTGCAGATAAGGCAATAGAAGAAGAGCGTAAAAAATCAGAAGAGAGAGAAGCAAGGCTAAAGGTTGAGAATGAAGAGAGAGAGCGTAGGTTACTTGCTCAAGCAGAAATTGACAAGAAAAATGCTGTCAATGAAGCAAAAGTTGAAATAAGAAAAGAGGTAGTAAAGGAGCAACTTCCTGAGAATATGACTATGATAGAGAAAGTAGCACCAAGAGAGGTTGAGGATAAAATAGTTTATACGGTCTTGGCTACTTTTGAAGTACCTGTTCCAAAACATATTACAAAAGAGCAAGTTAAAAATGCTGTTAATAAAAAGCTCATTGAAGCTGGTGTAACTACTTTAAAAAATGTTGAGGTCATGTGATGGAGTTAGATTTTGAAGATATGCCATCAAAAACCTTGCCTTTTAATAAAATGATACACCCAAATGATTTATCAAATGAAAAATATCACGCTACTTATGGGCTAAGTTCAAGTGGGCTAAAACAAGCTTTTAAAGACCCAAAGCTTTACGCAAAAAAAGATTTACTTATGAGATTGCCAAGTCCTGCTTTAGATATGGGAAGTGCAGTTCATGAAGCATTATTAGAGCCTGATAACTTTGATATAGAAACTTACGACTTAACCAAAGCAAATATCTTAAAAACAGAGATAATGATAAATAACGGAAAAGTTATGTTTGATTATATTTTGTCAAAAACACAAAATGAGGGAAGCTTATTTTTTCAAGACGAGGGTTATGTTAGAAAAGTAAGACCTGATGCTTATGATCCAATACAGGGAATTGTATATGATGTTAAAACGACAAGGTATAACTCAAAATCCAAGTTTATAAGAGATGCTTACGATTTAGGCTATCACATTCAAGCAAGTTTTTATATTGATACTTTACGACTTGCAGGTTACAAGGCAGATTATTTCGCATTTTTAGTAATTCCAAGCGAGAGTCCGTGTGAGCCTTTTGCATTACAAGTTACTAAAAGATTTATAGAAGATGGAAGAGCGATAAGCGGTGAAATTATAGAAAAGGTTTTAAACTATACAGACTCACATGAGGAAGTCTATTTTGATTTTATAGATTTGCCTACATGGAGATTAAAACAATTAGGAGAAATTGAATGAGCAACCAAATAGCACCAAGGGAACAACAGATTAAAAGTGGATTGATAGCACAGCAAAAAATAATCAACTCACTACTTGGAAATAAAGAAAAGGCAAATAAGTTTATGGCAACAGCAGTTAAGGTTGCAAATGACTATAAATTGAGAGAGTGTCACACCCAAAGCATTATAGATGCGTGTGTTAATGTTGCTCAGTTAGATTTAGATTTAAGCCCAATGTTGCAACACGCTTATCTCGTTCCTTTTAAAGCAAAAAAAGAAAGCAAAGTTGCAAATGTTCAACTAATCATTAGTGCAAGAGGGTATACAGCTCTATTGGAAAGGATTGGTTGGAAAATAAAGAGCTACATAGTTAATGAAGCTGACACTTTTTCTTATTCGGTCAATGGGTTTGATGAAACAATTAAGTTTGAAAAAGATTTGGACGGAACAGATGAAGTGTTTAAATATTCAGTTGCAGTTGCAAAAGCACCTGATGGAACTTTATATGTAGAAGTCATGAATAAAAATCAAATTGAAAAACATAGAAAAGTTTCACAAAATCAAAAAGGTGACAAACCAAGCGGTGTTTGGGCTGAATGGTTTGACCGCATGGCACTAAAAACAGTTATTAAAAAACTTGTAAAGAAATTGCCATTAGGCGAGGAACAAATTGCAAGAGCAACTATTGTTGACGATAAGCCAATAGAAGCTGATTTTGAAGAACCAAAACAAGAGATGCCACAAAGTTTAAATAATATTCCTCATGACGCAGAAACAGGTGAGGTTATGGAGGAAGTGATAAATGTTTAACAAAATAATTTTAGTTGGAAATCTAACAAGAGAAATAGAACTCAGATACACGCAAGGTGGCACAGCAGTATCTAGTACAGCGATTGCTACAAGTAGAAAGTTTAAAG